GCGCTCCAGAGGGTCAATAGAGGCAACCTACGCTACGTTTGACGGCATGGGTTCAGCACCACAGCAAAGCCTGACCCCGATCGTCAAGCAGCTGCTTGGCATCCCACGTCCAGCGGTTGCCTAATGTCGTACACCGATCTGTTTAACGAAGCGATTGATGACGTCACAGCAACGCTTACCGCGGTTACTGGGCTCCGTGTAATAAATGATGCAACCAAACTTGTCGCCAATTCGGTTTATTTAGACGCGCCAAACTTTACGACTTTTGCAGGTAACGGCAATGTGGTGCGCCTTGAGTTCCCAGTCAAAGTAATCGGTTCTGGGCCGGCAGGTCTGCCGATACTGCGTCAGATTCTTAGCATTGTTGCAACCGTGCTTGGCTCCAAGATCATCGTGATGGGTGGCCGTCCGTCAAGCCTTGAGATCGGTGGCGCGTTGTATCCGTGCTATGACCTTGATTGCGCTATCCAAGCCCAGACTTCGTAATCCACAACTAAGCAACACAAATCATCTACTATCAGAACATAACCTAAGGAGCATTTATGGCCAGTAGCACTTACCTCTCGAACCCAGTCCTCACAATTAACGCCGTTGATCTGACCGACATGTGCAGCGCAGCAACATTGACCTATTTGGTTGAAGCGCTTGAAGACACCGCGTTCGGCACAAACTCACGCAGTTACACCGCTGGTCTTGTTAACAACGAAGTGACCTTGACGATGTACGCGTCGTTTGCAGCAACCGAAACTTACGCAACGTTGTTCCCATTGGTTGGCACTAAGACCAACATCACCTTGACCCCAGCGTCAGGTGCAGAGTCAGCAACTAACCCGAAGTTTATTTTGACTGGTTGCTACCTTGAGTCGTTGCCAGTTATTAACGCATCTCTTGGCGAGTTGTCAACCTATGACCTCACGTTCATGGGTGGCGCGCTGACATTGGATACCACTAACCCGTAATCAACGGCTCCAAGCCGACATAGGAGAAACATGAAAATCAAGTTGCAGTTAAAGCGCACGACCGACAGCGCACCCGAGTATTACTACACAAACCTGTTTGTGGTTACCGAATGGGAACGCCTTGAGCGTCGTAACATTCAGCAGTTGTCAGCGTCACCGCTCTATAGCGATTATTGCTGTTGGATGCACACGATCTTAAAACTTAAAGGCGAACAAGTTGGTGACAACTGGCGCGAATGGATTAGTAAAAACCCTGACATCGACATTTTGCCGGTACTGGATGAGACTGACCCAAACCCTACGGACGCGGCACCTACCGTCGCCAGCTAGCAGAAATTTTGGTTGCGGTCGGTTGGTGGCCTAGCAACATTCAGTTTGACACTCGGGATATAGCAACAGTCATTAAAGTGCTTAACGAGGCAAACAAAAAACGGAGATAACGTGGCAGGAGTATCGGCAAAAGTTGAGATAGTCGGGCTCAAAGATGCTTTAAAGACGCTCAACAAAATTGACAAATCTTTGCGACGAGAAATTACCAAGGACTACAAGAAGATTGTTCAGCCTGTTATTGACGATGCAAACAAACTTGTGCCGTCTGGCGTTCCGCTGTCTGGTATGGCGCGCAACTGGCAAACCCGATCAGGGTTTCAGATTTTGCCGTGGATACCTGGCATGAAACAAAAGATTGCTGCCAAAATCAATACTCGAGCAATCAAGGAATACGGCGGAAACAAAACCAATGTGGGCACGTTCGCCATTCAATGGAAAGGCGCAACTGGCACCATGTTTGACACATCTATGGCTGGTTCATTGGGCCGCGCACTAACTGCACGCTATGGCAGTAGTTCACGAGTAATGTGGAAAGCATACGAGCAACGCCAAAATGATGTCATGTCCGAGATGGAGCAATTGGTCAAGCGCGTTATGGATGAAGCAAACAGAGAGACCGCGTAATGGCAATCAATATCCCGATTATTAGCGAGTTTGACGGCAAAGGCGTTAACAAGGCCATAGCCGAGTTTCAACAATTAGAAGGCGCTGGAAAAAAAGCACAGTTTGCAATAAAGAAAGCTGCTATTCCAGCTACAGCAGCGCTTGTCGGTTTGGCAGCTGCAGCAGGTCCAGCTATTTCGGCTGCATCCGATCTTGGCGAAAACTTGTCTAAAGTAAATGTAATTTTTGGTGAAGGCGCAGCTGAAGTTGAAAAGTTTGCCGCGAGCGCAGCTAAAAGTTTGGGTCAGTCAAAAAACGCTGTACTTACCGCAGCAGGCACCTTTGGCACGTTTGGAAAAGCAGCAGGATTGAGCGGCAAAGAACTTGCTGGATTTAGCAACGATTTTACAGCGCTGGCATCAGACCTTGCATCGTTTAACAACACAACACCCGAACAGGCTGTTCAGGCTATTGGCGCAGCATTACGTGGCGAATCCGAACCCTTGCGACAGTACGGTGTTTTGCTTAACGACGCCGCGCTTAAAGCGGCAGCGCTCGAGTTAGGAATCTACGAGGGGTCAGGCGCGTTAACCGATCAGCAAAAAATACTTGCAGCGCAAAAAGTTATTTTTGAAAAAACAACCGACGCACAAGGCGATTTTGCCAGAACATCAGATGGTTTAGCAAACAGCCAGCGCACCCTGACAGCGCAAATGGACAATTTGCAAGTGTCTATCGGTCAAGCGCTACTACCAGTAGTTGAGGCAATTTTGCCATTGGTACAACGGTTTGCGGCATGGGCTGCTAACAACCCAAAAACATTTTTAATTATTGCTGGCGCCATCGGCGCGGTCGCTGCCGCAATTGTTGCGACCAACATTGCTATGGCACTCAATCCGTTTAGCCTGATCGCTGCCGGCATCGCGTTGCTGATTGTTGGTTTAGTTGCGGCTTACAACAAGTTTGAATGGTTCCGTGACGGAGTAAACGCCATTGTTAACACGATTACAGGGTTTTTTGCTGGCATGGTCAACGCCGCTATTGGCGCAGTCAATGCAATTATTAGCGCATATAACGCCATTCCGTTGTTGCCAGACATTCCAAAAGCACCGACAATTAGCGTGCCAAAACTTGGTGGAAGTGCTACAACCGCTCGACCAGCTGCAGGACGTATGGGCATCCCGCGAATGGCCGAAGGTGGCATCGTAACAAGCCCAACATTGGCGCTGATCGGTGAGGCAGGCCCAGAAGCCGTAGTGCCATTAGATCGCATGGGCACAGGCGGCGGCGTAACCATCAACGTGACTGGCGGTCTTGCCACAAGCGCAGAGATTGGTGAATCTGTTGTTAACGCGTTGCGCGCCTACTCACGGAGTGCAGGGCCGTTGGCTCTGAACATTGCTTAATGCTAGGCGTTGCGGTCGTTGATTCAGGTAACTATGACCTGCAAATAGAAACAGGTTTTATTGTTAACGCATTCACGCTTGACAACGTGACATCTGGTGTTCTTGACAACACGTTCTTTGTGCTTGACGGCAACACCGAATATGCCGACGTTATGGCTGACTGTACTCAAGTTAATGTCAGGCGCGGTCGTCGAGATTTTGGCGATCAGTTCAGCGCTGGCACCATGACATTTACCATCCGCGACGTGGACGGCATTTTTAACCCGTTTGACGACAACAGCCCGTATTACGACACACCGCAATCTAAGCCAGGTCTTGCACCAATGCGTAAAGTGCAGCTCATCCGCTACGACCAAACAGACACACCTGAATACCTGTTCTCGGGCTATGTCGTTAACTATGACTACAACTTTGCGCTGGGCGGTTTGGACACCGTGACCGTGTATTGCGCTGACCAGTTCTATCTACTGGCACAAACTTTTATGGACGAACTAAACGTGGTTGCCGAAACATCAGGGGAGCGCATAGAAACTGTGCTTGATCTGCCAGAAGTAGATTTTCCTGCGCTACAACGCAACATCGCAACAGGCACCGTCAACCTTGGACATGACAGCAACTACACCGTGCCGGCAGGAACGAACGTATTGCAATACATAACGCAGATCAATGAGACAGCCGAGTTTGGTCGTGTGTTTATGTCAAGGGACGGCACGCTCACATTTCAGGAACGCATCGGAACGACCCTTAGCGCGCCAGTAGCCGAA